CAAATCTTTTGGTTGTCACTGAGCTTCTTGGTATCAAGGACACCGTGTTCTTCTCTAACCAGCGTGTAGAATTTGAGAAAATGAACGTGTTTCACAATATCACGGATGCATGCCTCAACATCTCATTTGCAGAAGGCTTTGGTTTGGCCACTCTTGAGGCGATGCAGTGCGGAAATCCAATCATTGCACTGAAGACCGGCGGTCTGACTCGTCAGGTGGTTGATCACCGTGATGGTTCAGAAAATGGCATTGCCTTGCCTGTAGAACTTCAGACGCTTGTAGGTTCCCAGTTGGTTCCATACATTTACGAGGATTATGTAAGTAACGAAACAGTGGCTCATGCGATTCATCAGATGTACCTCTGGGGTCCGGAAAAGCGAAAGATGGTAGGTAATAAGGCTAAAGATTACGTTGACTCTGAGTTCAATCTTGAAACAACGGTGAACAGGTGGCACGAGACACTGACTGACCTGTGCGACAACTGGAAGAGCAAGAAGAGGTGGCACCTCGAGGAGATTACCAAGTGAAGAGAGTTCTGATTCGCGGACCCCTACTGACACAATCAGGTTACGGAGTTCATTCCCGACAAATTTTTTCATACTTTCTGGATAGAAAGGATTGCGACATTACGTGTCAAGTTTTGCCGTGGGGAATTACACCGTGGTGTGTGAATACCGAGAAGGAAGATGGTCTTTACGGCGAGATAATGAATCGAAGCAAGCCACTTGAGGGTAAATATGATGTCACCGTGCAAATTCAGCTTCCTCATGAGTGGGACCCTAACTTAGGACGTTACAATATTGGGGTCACGGCAGGAGTTGAGACCGATAGGTGTTCTGTGGAATGGGCGACCACACACAGAGAGAAGATGAATCTGGTTGTCGTTCCCTCTTTTCACGCCAGGTCGACTTTTCTGACAAGCGGAACAGGTAAGGAAAGAACACCAATTGTCGTGGTTCCGGAATCTTACTTCAAGGAACTTTTGAAAGATCCTACCGATCAGCCTTTCGAATTTTCCACATCAAAGAATTTTTTGACTGTGGGAATGTTCACTGCCGAGGATCCTGATCACGATAGAAAGAACGTCATCAATACTGTGAAGTGGTTCTGTCAAGAGTTTGACGGCAAGAAGGATGTCGGACTGATTGTAAAGACTTCAAAGGGCAGAGAAACGACGATCGATCGTGAACTCGTCAGAAAGTCGCTTCACCAAGTCGTAGCCCAGTCGGGATGTAAGAATCCTCCAAAAATTTACATGTTACACGGTTCGATGACTCGAGATGAAATGAATGCGCTTTACAAACATCCTTCATTACTGGGCCTCGTTACTGCGACACGTGGCGAGGGTTTCGGTTTGCCAATGCTTGAGGCTGCAGTTTCAGGACTTCCTGTTGTCGGAACCAACTGGTCATCGATCATTGAGTTTTTGAAGGGCGACAGTTTTCTGGGTGTAGACTACGATTTAGTTTCAGTGCCCGACCAGAAAGCTGATGGAAACATTTTTGTCAGAAGCGTCAAGTGGGCAAATCCAAAGGAATCAAATTTCAAGAGAAAGCTTCGCAAGCTTTACGAAGATTCTGATAAGTTCAAGTCATCGGCAAAAGAACTGTCTAAGATACTTACTGTTTCGCACAGTCCTGAATCTATAAACAAAAAGTACGATGAAGCATTCTCGGGAGCTTTGTGAGAAATGGCGTATGCTTTTGGAATTACTTTGATTTTGTTGGTCGTCTCAATTTACTTCAACTGGAAGTTTGCAAACACTCTATTGAAAGTTGAAGATGAACTTGATGATTGTCTAGACACAATCAACGAGAAATACGCAAAGATGTCAGAAATTCTTTCCCGGCCACTGTTCTTCGACAGTCCGGAGGTGCGTCGTGTAGTGCAAGATATCAGGGATACCAGAAACTCTCTTCACAGAATAGCCCTGGCCCTGTCAAAAGATTTCAAAGCCGAAGAGGAAATGAAACAAGATGACAATGCTGGGTAGAAAGAGAATCAAGAAACGTCCAGGCACTAACAACGCCTACTTTACGCAGAACACACAAGACTCGATACAATTCTTTCAGAATGTAGAACACGGCCGAGCCAGAGATGAGGCCTTTGAAAAAGAGATTTTGCCTGCATTCAAAAAGATGGCAGAGTACTGGGTTTACTCTTACGGCATCGAGTCTCCCGTGCAGACCAAAGAAGAGCTCATTCAAGGATGTGTAGGATTTCTTCACGACTCTATTCACAAGTGGGATCCGGAAAGAGCCACAAAAGCGTTCAGTTACTTCAATGTAGTTGCAAGAAACTGGCTCATCAATGCTGTCAATAATCACAAGAAGAAAGGAATCAGGGACCTCAGTATCAATGATATAGAACTGCAGGCCGCTATCAAGGAAAAAGATGTCAATGAAAACTTGATAACTCAATCAGCGGAAAGTGAAATGTTGCATGCTGAATACTTAAGTTTGATTCATGCCAGGGTCAAAAAAATTCGAATGGGGCTCGATGATGAAAAAGATCTAATTGTGATCGAGTCAATTGAGAAAGTTTTTGAGTCTGCAGAAAACCTAGATTTCATGAATCGTAGTGCGCTTTTTGTTTACATACGTGAGATCAGTGGATTGGATAAACGAACAATTTCTCGTTCTATGTCGAGAATTCGTAGAGTTTACAACCAAATACGAAGCGTGGAGCTGAGAGAATGAAAAAGAAAAAGCTGGACGACATTTCATCTATAGCGGCAGAAGCAGAAAAGCAGGCTTCAGCGATGTATGATTTTGAGATCTTACTTGATGAAACAAAATCACTTGATAATAAGAAACGACTTTTGTGGAAGCAAATTTACAGAAATGCCGTCGAGGATAGGGCAAGCGCCGGAACACTGTTCAACAATGCGTATTCAACAATGGGGCAGGCTCCTACCGATCACATTGCAATGGGCGCTACATTGGTGAAGTATTTAGAAAAAATGTCAAAATCAAATCAGCAGCTTTTAGATCTTAGCACTCTTATGATGAAGGACGAGGAAAATGAAGGTTCTATTGATGCAGATGACATCTTCAAAAGAATAGGTGATAACGATGGTTGACATCATTGGTGCTATTGCGTCTGACTCTACAGTAACAGATCAATCAGATGTTACAGCACCTGCAGCAAATGTATTTGTGAGAGCCGTAGTTCTTCAAACTTTGAATGATCCATCTACAAGAGATGAAAAAGCAGACGCTTCCATCATTGCCAATTTGAAAAACAAGCAATACTATCTTAGAGCTCCAAGAAACTCATTGATTTGTCGAATTTTGTCTGACAGGCAAGGACTAGACGAAAACAGCAATCTAGTGTGCTTTCCTTTTTTCTCTTCACATGTTATGCTTCCTGTCAAGGCTGGTGAGCTGGTCTGGTTATTCATGGAGTTACCAAACAGGCCATTTTGGATTTCTAGAATCTCTGAACCTCTTCACGTTGAGGATGTCAATTTTACTCACGGTGATAGAAGAATCAATAGGGTTTTCAAAGGAAACATTACTGGTGAGCTTGGAAATGATGAGAGCGGAAATTTTGATGTTCCAAGAAAGTTGAAGTTTCAGAATGGAAATCCTGCAAAACCTGAAACTGCAACAATTTTGGGAGATCAAAAGGCTTTCGAGATAATCATTACAGGTTCTAAAGAATATAAGATTACATCTCTTGAACCTGTTCCTCGATTGACAAAAAGGCCAGGTGACCTGGTGATTCAGGGTTCAAACAACACAGCGATTCGCTTAGGCACCGAAATGAGCTGGAATGTCGATGCAAATTCCAGGCCTCAGGATTCAACTGCGCAAAGCATTGCATCTACGCTGCAGCAAGATGAAAACTTGCTTAGATCTGGTCTTGGAGCTATTGATATTGTTACGGGTAGAGGAAGATTTTTTCAGGATGTTTCTGTAGAAAAGTCATCAGCGAGAAAGGCTCAAGGTAAAGCGCAAACTAAGTCAACACGCCCTTACATCGAGGAAACTGTAATTCCGGGCGCATTTGAAGTTGATAAAAATGTTGGCACAATTCAAGATGAAGCGACATCAAACAGTAAAGGCAACAATAGAACTAATCCACAAGAAGGTGATCCTGATTTTCTGATGGATGCATCAAGAATTTACGTTAGTACAAATTCTGAAATTGATAAGATGTTAGGAACTGGCCCATCAGGAATTGCTGCTGCATTTGAAAATCCGATAATAGAGCAACGAGGGCCATCAGTTGCGGTAAAATCTGATCACATTCGAATTGTTGCCAGAAAGAGCCCTCTCAATGGTAGGGCTGAAGTTGAACCTGATGACATTAGTAATTTGAATCCGCCATCAAATGGAAGCATTAGAATTGTGAAAGAAGGTGAGCCTAATGTTGATCTTGCCACTATCACAATAGAATCAGACGGAACAATTCAGATCAGTGGATCAAAAATTTTCATCGGCAGAAAAACAGATGACGGTGGTGCAGGAACTGGAACTGGTCCGGGTGAGTCTCAGCCTTACGTCAAGTATAAGCAGCTTGAAGATCTGTTGACAAAAACTTACGATGATTTGAAAACATTCGTGCAGAAACTGCAGACAAATTTCAACACTAACACAACACCTGGTTTTGGCGGACCAAACCCCGCTCTTATCAAATCTGCCGCGGACGAATGCACGCAGTTTCTTTCTGCAATTGACAGCAGAAAGAGCGAAATTGAGACGCTAAAATCAGAAAGAATCTTTGGAGAGTAATCATGCCACTTTCAGTAGCAAAACCACAGTTGGAACAAGCAATCAAGAGCGCGTTTGAAAAAGCTTTGTCGACAGGAAAAAATGCTGGTGAAGAAGATAGAAGCACACAAATTAGAAATGATCTTGCAAAAGACTTGGCAGAAGCGATAGATGTTTATGTGAAGTCGGCACAGGTCAATATCACTTCGGTGGTCTCAACTGTTCCTCCTGGTGTGCCTGTAGTTGCTCCTGCGCCTGCAGGTACAGGCGCAACAGTTGGACCAGGAATTGCTCAACATGCCGGATTTGGTAACCTACAGTAACTTGCTTTGCCAATACTTAATGTAGGGTGAAATCATGTCCAACAACAGAAAAGTCTATAGCTTTAAGTCAGTTGGGCAGAAGCAGAATGATTTTGACGAGCAACAAATTGATGTCATTAGGCAAACTCCTGTAGGAATTTTGACACCTATCAGTTTTGCCCAGTCTGGTGGAACTCTTTTTAGCATGTCTTTTGACGTTGCGACTCAGATAAAAGATAACCTCAAAAACTTGATTTTGACAAATAGGGGCGAAAGGCTGATGATGACTGATTTGGGTGCAAATTTACAGTCATTGGTTTACGAGTATGGAAACGAAGATGTCGTCAATCAGGTTATTTTGAACATATCGAACACAGTTCAAAAGTATATGCCTTTTGTGGAACTTCAAGATTTTGAATCCAGAGTAGAAAATTCAATAAATGGAAACACTATCGGTGTTACTGTTAGGGTAACTTACTCAGTTCCTAGTATCGGAGTCACAAATCAAGCTGTTGAAGCAGTTATTTACACTGCGGGGTAATGAATGGCTAACGAAACGATCAAAAGCAAAATTAGAAAAGAGCAGAATAGGACATTCACTGCCCGTGATTTCGAGTCAATCAGGTCACAGTTGCTGGACACGGCAAGAACTTACTTCCCAGATAAAATTCAAGATTTTTCGGAGCCTTCTGTTGGAGGTATGTTTCTGGATTTTGTTTCGACGGTAGGAGATTCCTTGAGCTACTATTTGGATCACTCGTTCAGGGAACTTGATCCATCCAGGGCAGTAGAACCAGAAAACATTGTAACTCACTTGAGAAATGCAGGTGTTGAAATTGTTGGTGAATCTCCTGCCACAGTTACTTTGACATTCTCATTCATCTGCCCGTCAGAACTTGTGAATGGCGCTTACCTGCCAAAATTATCAGCAATGCCCATCATTTTGGCAGGTACATCAGCGTCTTCTTTGAACGGAGTGAATTTCAGCACGGTCGAAGACTTGGATTTTACTGAGAAAGACAGAAACGGTAATTTCGTAGCGCAGTTTATTGTTGCATCGACTAACTCTGATGGATCACCTTTGACATTTACTGTAAGCAGAAATGTGACAGCAGTGTCAGGCATCGAGACAACACAAAATTTTGCATTGACAAACACACCTGTTCCATTCAGAGAAATTTCACTTTTTGAAAAAAGCATAAGCTCTATTCTTGACGTTAGAGACAGTGACGGAAATGTATACTATGAAGTAAAGTCCCTTTCTGATGATACTGTGTTTCAAAAAGTGAAAAATCTAGGGGTAGATGCTCAATCTGCACCTTACTACATAAGAGTTGTTCCTGCACCTTACAGATTTGTCAAAATCTATGATCCTGTCACTCAATTGACTACATTGAGGTTTGGTTCTGGCGATGCTTCCACATTGGATGATGATATTGTACCAGATCCTAGCGATCTTTCTTTGCCTTTGTACGGCAGAACTGTTGTCCCGAGGTTTTCAATAGATCCCAATTCTTTGCTTCAAACAAGTACACTAGGCATTTCACCCAGGGGTACAACTTTGACTGTAAGGTATCGTTATGGTGGAGGAATTTCTCACAATGTTGCAACTGGAAACATTATTACAATCAACATTTTGTCTTTGCAGTTCAGAAAATCACCATCTGCATCCGATGCCTTGACAGTGAGACAGTCGATATCTGTCACCAATCAGTTTTCTGCATCTGGTGGAGATTCTGCACCTACACTCGATGACCTGAGAAGCAGAATAACAGTCGCCAGAAAATCACAAATGAGAGTTGTGACTCGTCAAGATTTGTTAGCTCGCGTTTATTCACTACCCAATGAATTTGGTCGTGTATATCGTGCAGGAATCTCTGACAATCCTGCAAATCCAATGGCTCCCATTTTGTACATTATTTCCAGGGATGCAGCAGGAAATTTGATAACATCACCCGACACATTGAAACAAAACATAAGCACGTATCTCAATGAATTTAGACTTGTGGGTGATGCATTGGATATTTTGGATGCCCAGGTTATCAACTTTGGAGTAAAGTATAGCGTTTATGTTGCTGAAAATGCTAACAAATCTCAGGTGATTGCTAATGTCAATCAAAGAATAGCGAATGCCTTAGACAGAAAGTTTTTCAATATCGATCAGCCCATTGTTGTTGATGACATTACAAACGTCATCATTAACAGTGATTATGTTGTATCGATCATTGACCTGCAGGTTTTCCCCAGGTTCGGAACAATAGAAGATAGAGCGTATAGCTCTGTGGTTTTTGATTTCAAGCAATCCTCAACAAAAGGATTGGTTCGTGGAAACAGAGGATCGATTTTCGAACTAAAGTATCCAAGCTTTGACGTGATAGGCAGCGCATTCTGAGGTGGTAGATGATAGTGGTTTGCACGGCTAGCGCCGACACATACATAACGGACAAAATCATCTCGAGTCAGTTTCGAGCAACCGATGCCAATGTTGGTAGAGCAGGAACACTTGACCTTTTCAAGCTTTACGATGAAACGCCTCTGCTTGGTGTCACCGGGCAGACTGAAATTTCTCGAGCATTGATAAAATTCGATCTTCAGCCTCTGTACGACCTGACGGGTACAATACTTGACATCAATTCATCAAATTTCAAGGCATATCTTCAACTGTTCGATATAGCTGGTGGAAATGCCACACCTGCAAATTTCAACCTGATAGTTTTTCCGCTATCTCAATCTTTTGATGAGGGTGTAGGTAGGGATGTATCTGTTTTCAATGATCTCGATAGAGCAAACTTCATAACTGCATCTTATTCGAATGGAGCAAATACACTTTGG